GCCCATCCGGACGCCACACGAGCGCATACGAGCGACCCGAAATCAGCGACTCAAGAAGAGCAAGCCCAATCTCAACATCACACTCATTGCGGCGCCAAGAATCCCAAGCGACCGAGTCAAGCGAACCGTCATCAAGACGGAACGCCATAGGCATCAACCGCTCAAGCGTCGAATCAACGATCACTTGACACCAGTTGTCCGAGAACCCATCAAACAGGTCACCGGCAATGGTCGAGAACTCAGGAGACGCAAACTTTAGGTTGTGATCGCCGTTGTAGTAAGCGCCGTACTTCTTGGCGTTACTGGCACGTCGCTTGAGCTTGGCGTATAGCCGGTTCACGACCTCAAGGGGGGTCTCAGCCATGCGTCAACCCCCTTCCCTAGGTGGTCAGTTGCTGAATTCAGTAGGTGCTAAGCACTCGCAGCGCGAGCCTTCTTAATCGGGCGACGGACATAACCGTCAAGAGCCATCACAGCGGCTGCAATGCCGTCAATACGGGCCGACGACTGATGACGGTCCGGCTTCCGGGGACGGATGTTGTCGTTACCGTCCGCGTAGATTTCCACGCAAGCAGCGTTCCAACGCAAGATGGGATTACCACCATGCTTGACGCGCCCCTCACGTAGCAGCCGCTCAAGCTCCTTAGAACCGGGCGACATACCCAAGTAGGTCTGCGCGATCGGCACCACATCAACGCCCTTGGTCTTCTGGTCAACGCGCTGCACAAGCTGCCCCGCAAACATGCGGTCATAGCTCACGCGCTGCACGTTCAACCGGCGACAGTCGGCAATGATCTGCTTCTCAATCGCGCCGTAGTCGATAGCGTCGCCCTCAGTGAGGGTCAGGAAGCCATCACGGGCCCACTGACGCAACGGCATCTGTAGCTGAGCCTCAAGCTCGTCAACCCGCTCCTCAGGCAGCCAGAAACGGGAGATCAGCTCAAGCTCAACCCCCGGTTGCCGAGACTCAACAGCGAGCACCCAAGCGGAAAGGTCAGACACGGCCGAAAGGTCAACGCCACCCCATGCACGGCGATAGCGGAAACGCTTCTCATCAACCGTTCCGGCGTTCTCATCCCACAAAGGCATAGGCAGCCAACGAGTAGACGAGCGCATACGACGATTGAGAGACAGTCGGCAGAACGTAGGGAAGTACGAGGGGGTTGACTTAGCCTTCTCGGCCTCACGACGGAGGTAAGACAGCGAAGGGGAAACACCAAGACCCGGGTTAGCCCGACGCCAAGTCTCCTCAGAGAAAGGGTCCGCGTCCTCAGCAGCCGCCCAAATCACACCGTAGTGACCGGGGTCCTTAACGACACCCTCAGCGACACGACGAGTGTAAGTGTGCTTCTCGTCGTAAATGCTGCCTTCTTCACCCTCGTCAGCCGTCGTGATGAACACGATTAGCGGCTGATCACGGGCACCCGTACCGGTCTCGATAGCGTCAACGAGGTCACGCGACTTGTGAACGTGAACCTCATCAATGATCGCGCCGGACACGTTCAGTCCGTGGGCAGTCTCAGCGATCTTAGACAGCGCGCGGAAGACACCACCCGTGCGAGGCACCCGGAGAACGTTCCTCAGGATCTCTACGCGCCCACGTACGGCCTTGGAAGTCTCCGCCATACGCTTGGCGTCCTCGTACACGCGCCGGGCCTGCTCAAGCGATCCTGCGGCGGCGTAGACCTCAGCGCCAACCTCACGATCCGCGAGCAACAGCGCTAGGCCAATGCCAGAGGAGAGAGTTGACTTACCCGCCTTACGCGGAACCTCAATCCAGACCGAGCGAGTAACGCGAACGTCCCGCCCAACCTCGTCGTCATACCAAAGCCACCCGAAGATGGGGAAGACAACCCACACCTTCTGCCAAGTCTGCAACTTGAGAGGCGAGTTACCCCACCGGCCCTTGGTGTGCTTGAACGACTCAATAGCCTTAAGCGCACGGGCAGCGTGAGCAACAGAGAAGTACGCGCCCTCACGCTCAGGAGCCTGGAAAGCATTGACGAGGGGGCGACGCTCCCAAGCGTCCCTAATCTCCTCGTCCGTCATGCCAAGCTCAATCAGAGCGTCATACGGAACGGGCAGCGACGAGGGGTCAAACTCGTCAGTCGAAAACGTCGTCATCCTGCTCCCCTTCACTCTTGGGCGGTGCAATGCGCCCACGAGATGAGGGGGAAAGTCCTAGCTCTCCGATGTACCGGGCAAGCTGTGAACGGTACTGACCCACAATGGTGGTAGCGCCGTTCTTCTGCATCCCTCGTTCACCCTGCATAAGGATGCCGTTACGGGAAATCTCGCGTTCGCATTGGTCGATACGAGCGACACAAATGCAGTAGTCCTTAAGCGTGGCAACGTCTACGTCACCAAGACCGGCCGAGTGAGTCAGCGCCGGAACGACCCGCCGCCACTCCTCAGACGCAACCTCACGACAGCGAGCGTTGACCTTGGTCAGCTCAGAGTTCCCGCGCACGGGGCCGAACGTCGTAGACCAGTCAGGCTCAGTCAGCGAGGAGCTAGGCACGGCCACACCCTCACGGATGGGACGCTTACCAGGGTTGCCCTCACGCACCACCTGTAGCGGGGGCTTGACCCGCATCGGGTCTGCCATGAGGACACCTCCCTAACGCTTAGTGATCTCCGCGCAAACTGCTCTAGCTGCGGGTGTAGCTTTTTGCCTCCCTGCCGCTCCGCGTGAGAGGGGGGAGGGGGTCCCCGGGTGGGGTGGGGTAGCTCAGCGCGACGACGAGCCGTCATCTGCGAACCGACCGTAAGCGTTCAGCGTCACGCTCTGTGCGCCTCGCTCATGCGCCCAGCCGCCCGGTTGATGCTTAGCCGTCTCCTTGTTATGGCACGACGTGCACAAGGGTCGTAGGTGCTTAGGGCTGTCAGGGTTCGGATCACCCTTAGCCTCAAGCTCACGACGACTCAAAGGGAAATGGTCAGCGACAGTCGCAGCCTTAGCGCATAGCACACACCAAGGATGCTTATAGATGAACGCCTTACGCACACGTTGCCATCGTGTCGTATAGACAGCGCCACCACGTGACGCACGATCCTTGTTGGCCTCACGCTTATGGTCAGCGCACCTACCACCTGTAGTTAGCTCAGGGCACCCGGGTACAGAGCATGGGGTACGAGGCTTACTAGGCATGGGCTATCCAGGGGGGTAGGCAATGCAGGGGGTAGGGCATAGCGAGAAGGGGGGATATAGACACGCTCACGAGGGGGTCTATACGAGAAGGGGTGGCATACTCACACACCCTGATAGGCAGCTACTGAATTCAGTAGTTGACAGATGCTACCCTAGTGTGTATGGCACACAAGGTATGCATCACATGCAAGGAAGACAAAGACCTAGACGCGTTCGCCAAGGACGCCAACCGCAGCGACGGACACGGGTCACAGTGCAAGGACTGCAAAGCACTCGCTCAGCGAGCAAGGCAAGCAGGCCGGACCAACCCGTACCGCGATGACAAGATCAAGGGAACAGCCAAGAAGCTTGGCCTTACCGTCCCTGAGTACATGGACCTACGCGCTAGCCCCTGCGACATCTGCAACAGAGAAGGCAGCGAGGAAGACCCGAACAGCGTCTACACAGACAAGCAGAACGGCGAGATCAAAGGCGTAGTCTGCAAGGCATGTGCACGCGCCCTAGGCCACTTCAAATACGACCCTGAGCGCCTACAGCGTGCCGCAATCCTGCTTGCGTAGAAGCTACTGAATTCAGTAGTTGGTCTAAGTGGTAGGTCTCGAACCTACGGCCTCACGGTCCCTAACCGTGCGCTCTGCCTACTGAGCTACACCTAGATGCGGCAGGGGTGACGGGCGAACGCGTTGATCCCTGCCTGAGAGCCCCTGCGAGGAATTGAACCCCGAGCCTCCCGATTACGAAACGGACGCTCTACCAATTGAGCTACAGGGGCAAATCGAATCAGCGTGCGGTTCATTGACCCGGCGAAGGGAATCAATGCCGTCCACGCTGACTCTGGTACCCGCTGAGGGATTCGAACCCCCATGCACTTGATCCTAAGTCAAGCGGCTTTACCACATTTGCCTAAGCGGGCTTAAGGGCTACTAGCTTCCCGTCCCATAGGTGACTAGCCAAGGGGTTAGGGCCGGTGTTCACCCAGGGTGCATATCGTCAGCCAGTCACGGCCTATTGTCTGTACCGGCTGGTTAGGCTGGATTCGAACCAACGACTTGCCGGGTAACAACCGGCTGCTCTGCCACTGAGCTACTAACCAATGTGGATCGGGTAGGACTTGAACCTACGACAGTACGGATTAAGAGTCCGCTGTTCTACCAACTGAACTACCGATCCAAAGCGCCCCCTACCGGATTTGAACCGGTGTTCTTCCGGACGACAACCGGACGCTCTAGGCCAGACTGAGCCAAGAGGGCAAGTGTCCGGCAGGCTCTACCCCGGGGAGAGGGAGGGGAGTCAACT